GCCGTAACTCACGTATTACGGAACGAAAGAACACATCTGACGCCGAGTCTGACCTCGTGCGTCAGTATCGTGATGCGGCAGCAGATGAGCGTGCCGCCAAGGAGTCTGCGATCAAGACCCTGCGTGAATTGCACGATGACACCAAAGAACAGGTGCTAGCATTGCGTAGCACGGTTGACACGCTCAACGCTACTATCGTTACTCTGAAGGATTTGAACGCCTCGCAGGATGACATCATCGTCCGCCTCACGGAGGACCGTGATCGAACCATCGCGGCGCTCAACCGAGCCGAGACTCGCATCCAGCAGCAGGAGGTCATTCTGTCCTCCAAGCAGCAAGAAATCAACGACCTGATTGTACTCACCCAGGTCAAGGCCACAAAGCCTAGTTTGGATTCTGGAGAATCTGTAGTAGAATAGCGTCTGGAGGACTAGCCTCCGCTACTCCGTTAGGAAGATAATGGCAAAGTACATCTCAGACGCAGACCTGGATTCTGTCGCGCACCTTACGTCCCGTAAGGCCGCGAAGGTTCTCGGCTGTGGCAAGTCCACGATCAATGACGCAAGAGCGCGGCGGCGAGCACTGACGGCACCCAAGTCGGGTGACCTTCCTGTGACCAACAAGCCGAAGATTCTTGCTCTCGATCTAGAGACAAGTCCCAACCTAGCACATGTGTGGGGACTTTTCAACCAGAACATCGGTCTCAACCAGCTTCTCGATTCCACCGAAGTCATTTGCTTCGGCGCTCGTTGGCTGGGTGAGACCGAAGTTACGTTCCGCTCCGTTCACCACGACGGAAAGGACGCTATGATTCAGGCTGCGTGGGAACTCATCAACGAGGCTGATGCCGTAATGGGCTGGAATTCCAAGGGCTTCGACATGAAGCACCTGAACCGCGAATTCCTCGAAGCCGGAATGAACCCGCCTTCGCCCACCATCGACCTCGATCTGATGCTTCAGTCGAAGGCGAATTTTAGATTCCCGAGCAATAAGCTCGACTACATCGCACAGCGACTCGGCCTCGGTGCCAAGGTTGCGCACGAGGGCCACACGCTGTGGATCAAGTGCATGGCTGGCGATGATGAAGCGTGGGAGCGAATGCGCGAGTACCAGATTCAGGATGTGGACCTCCTCATCCCGCTGTATGAGCGCCTGCTGCCATGGATTAAGGGCCACCCGAACTACGGCCTCTTCTCCGGTGAAGCCGACTGCTGCCCGAACTGCGGATCGCTTGATCTGCGTGCGGCAGGCCGTACGACTACGGGTGCCAGTGAGTACCCTCGATTCGTATGCCAGGCGTGCGGCAAGTGGTCGCGCGGCGCAAAGCGTCTCAACACAACCAACCAGCGAAGCTACTAAGCTTCAAAACCGCGAGAGCGGGTGTCAGTTCGACACCCGCTCTCGTGCTATTTGCTCTCGTCTTTCCTGGTCTAGACGCTTCTTCTCTTCGTTAAAGTAGGCGACCACGGAGTTGTGGGAGCTACGCGACTTCCATTCGAAACCGCACACGCCGCACTGGACCGCCTTGGCGGTACTCCACCTTCCACCCTCGGGAAGATCGATCTTGGTCGGCTTCAGGTCATCCGTGGCTGCACCGCAGAAGGGGCAGTCGGGGTATTCACCACGTCGGATTTCCTTGCCGGTCTCGTCCACAGAGAGCGTCTGCCGCGTCATAGCCTCTGTGAGGCCTCCACGGGTGCCGTGAATGGCATCCTTGTCCTCTAGAGCGTCTCGGAGGCAGAGGTCGCGTACGGGGCACTCGAAGCAGATAGAGAGAGCCTTTACCTCGTCCCGCTCTTTCTGTTCCGGGTCGTAGCCCTTCTCGTCCGGTTCCGGGTGGAACCAGATATCGTGCTCGGAAAAGAGGACACGGTTCTTCGGGGTTACGCACTCTCCGTCATCGCGCCAGCCGTCATAGAACTCGAAGGGGTCGCGCTGTCTAATCCGCGTATTCATCTAGTTCCACCCATGTAGCCTTGTGGGTAACGTGGTACCCGTCCTCACCTTCACCGAAGGCTGGACCGAAATAGCAGTGCAGTTCACCCTCGATGTCCACGACCTGGCCGTGCACAACGATAGCCTTGTCTACAAGGTCTCGTGCATCCCGCTTGCTCGGAGCAACCCCGTCTTCGTGGATTACATCAACAAGCGTATACAGGTGGTCAGCTTCCTCGATGTCAATGGAGCCGGGGTAGTAGTAAATGGTGGGATTCAACTTCGAGGAAGGATAGCCTTGTCCTTCCCAAAGTTCCCAATCGGGTGAGGGTGTCATTTTTCTCCAGGTTTTGGATCGTGAGTTCTATCATAGTACACGAATCCAAATAAAGCAAACTGAAAAGCCCCCAGGGATATTTCCCTGAGGGCTTTCCGATCTGGCTACTGAAGGACCAGCAGTTCCAGTGCTGACGGCGGATAGTGTGCACCATCCAAGAACGGCAGCTTGTCGTCCGTAGAACGGATGATGATGTCACCCGAACGCTTCGCGAGCACGCGGCCCTGGCGTCCATTATGGACTCGGCCTGCGTCACCCGTGAAGGCGTCCTTGCGGACACGAACGGTGTCACCGACCTTGACATCGAATCCAACGTAAACAGTCTGCCACGTCTCGTTCTTGTCCTCTACAACGGCCTCGTTACGTGCAAGGCTGCTGAATAGGTCGAGGGCCTGGTTCTGCTGAGCTTCATTCGGGAACTCGATTTCACCCCACGCACGCAGGAGAGCGAGGGTGGCGTTGCCGACTGCCACTGGGACGCGGGCGGCAGCGATCTGATCCTTCGCCCAGGTGAGGTCAAGCTCTTCACTCATTATAAAACTCCTATTGACATACGGGGAGCCTAGGGTATAGACTCCCCGTATGACATTATATCAGCGGCTCAGAAGGGGAGAGCGGGGAACTGCGGTGCTCCACCCGGCTGCGGAGCCGGTGCGGACTGCGCGGTGTCCCACGGCGAGCCGGGAGCGGCTGCGGGAGCCGCCTGCGGGGCCGGAGCCGGTGCTGCTGCACCCTGATCCCACGGACCAGGAGTCGGGGTCGGGTTCACGACCGTGGCGGGCGGGAAGCCCTCAGGAGCCGGAGCGGCTGCGGGAGCCGGTGCCGGAGCAGCGGGGGCTGCGGCGGGCGGGAAGCCCTGGGGGACGGGAGCCGCCGCCTGCGGGCTCGGCGGGATGAATCCTGCCGCAGAAGCCGACGCAATCGGCTTGTAGCCGTCGATCTTGTTGCGCTCCTTGCCGCCATAGTTGTCGATGATTACCTTGCCCAGGAAGGCGCGATCCTTCAGGGCTGCGGTGATCTGGTCGTCGTTCGGCTGAGTGGCGAAGAAGTTCTCGTCCAGACCGATAGCCTTCATCTTGCGGAAGAAGAAGCCCATAGCACCAGCCGACTCGGGGGAGACGATGAGGTCGTCCCAGACGAGGCGGGAAGCGTGAGCGCCATTCTGAATCTGCGCCTTGATGGTGTACTTGGTCTTTCCAGCCTGAGTCTGGCGCGTCTCCGCCTCCAGAATCTTGAACTGGTATTCACCAGCCGGGATGGGACCGAAGTCCTGCTGTCCGCCGTTGGACTTCGCCTCGTTCAGGAGGTCGAGCCAGTTAGTGGTTGTCATTGAGTTGCTCCAATTGCGATTTCAGGGTTTGCAGTCTGCACTGCGGGGTTGGTTTCGGGCCGAGGTCCGAAGATGGTGTCGAGCATAATCTCGACGTTTAGGTGGTCCTGCTCGACAATCTTGCCGAGTCGGCCCTGTACACGTTCCTTTGCCTCGTACTTAGCGGTGCGCTCGATGTACATTCTGCGAACCGAATAGGGAGGCTGGGTGGGGTCCGGGTGTGTGAATGTCTCAACAGCAAGGGCTCCGAGAATATCATACAGGTATGGGGCCATGACCGCAAGTTGACCCTGGAGATATGGACGAGCCACACCATCCTGACCGATACGACTCATAGCCGTCAACACAATGGCTTCCAGCGGGCGAGTCGGGTGGGTCGTGAGGTCACGGATGTTGCGCAGGAGTCCACCCATCTTGCGGAGAACTTCACCCCACTGCTGCATCTTTAGCTGCTCCTCGCCAGCAAGCTGATCGAAGAGACGTACCTGTAGCTCCGAAATGGAGTCGATGATTAGCGACCGGAAGTGGTGCTGACCAGAGCGAAGCCATTCGTACACGCGGAGGACGGTGTTGTAGTCGTGTACTACGACCACACACGTGTCCCATGTGCCGTCATAGACGGGTGGTGCCTGGGTCATCGGGTCCCAACTGATCTTCTTGATCGGGAGGAAGCGATATCCAGACTCGATATCCAGCAGGAGACGGGGTGCCGGGGCGGTAACCGCAAGGCTACTCTTACCGGCACCAGTCTCGCCGTGGACTAGGAGGGTTAGACCTCTATCCATAAGGATTACTCGTTGCCTTTCTTGTCATCATATCGGTCATCGGGATTGCCGACATCGTATAGGTCTTCGATCATTTCTTCGACCGGAGAGCCGTCATCCAGTGATCCGCAGATCGAGAAGAATTGGCACTTCCAGGTACAGTCGTTAGAGGGCCGGGGATAGGCCACCAGGTGGTGGTCCGCGCCAGCATCTAGTGCGTCTTTGACATTCATCATATCAGATAGAGTGCCATTTAGTCTAATCCAAAACGACCGCAATGTGAAAATGTTGTGTAGAACTTCTTCCTCGCCGTAGAAGGGCGGCTTGGCGCGGCTCGTCTGCTTGTTCTTCTTCAGCAGCGTGAAGATCGCGCCGTCAGACCGGTCCTCAGGCGTGTTGTGGTAGGCGTCCAGGGTCATGTACGTGAGCGCCTGCTCATTGAGATTTAGCGTGGAAGCAAACTGTGAGAAGGTTTGGCCCACAGTCTTGAAATCACGGATGAGACGAGTACCGTCCGACTTACGCCGGAGACGCATGTCGATCTTTCCTCGGAGGATCACACGACCGTCCAGCATGGGCATCTCTAGAGTCTCCTCATTCGAGATGATGTCATACTGGGCGTCGATTCCCTCTTCCTCAATCCACTGGATATATCCTTCCAGCATGATGCGGCCCATCTCGCCCTCGGAAAGCACCTGATCCACATCCAGATACTCCTGGTGTGCGATGATTTCGTCCTGCTTCAGCAGCTTCATGTAGCTCTCGATGAGGTCCTCACCATTATAGAAGGCTTCAAGAGCGCCATGGATGCGCGTACCCAGAGCCAGCGGCCCGGATACGCGCACCTTCTTAGGCACGAGGCGTCGGTAGTTACTGAGGTACCACTTGCGCTTGCAGTCCTTGAACGTCTGGATTTCAGAGTTGGATACCTTGTACGGTTCTCCGATATTCTGTGCTACCACGGTACGATCTGCTCCTCCGCTAGCAGCTTAGCTAGCTGGTCCTGGTCGCGTACGACCTCTTCGAAGTTGAGACCCTTGCGCTCGATAGCCTCGAAGGTCTTATATTGTACCGTATCCTTTGCGAAGTAGTCAACGATGAGGATGCTCTCGTGAATCTCCGAACCGATACGGTGTACGCGGTCGTTACCCTGGAGGTAGTCGATCAGCGAGTACGGAATCTCAGCGCGGAGCAGTACACTCGCGGCAGTAAGCGTAACGCCCACACCGCCAGCCTGGGCCGTGTAGAGGATGACCTTAGTCTCGCCCTTCTGGAACTTGTCGATAGCGTGCTGTCGAATATCTAGGGAGTAGTCCCCCGTGATCATACCGTGGGGAACCTTTGCCTTAGTCAGACGTGCACTGATCAATTCGAGAAGCTGTGAAGAGACCGCCATGACCGCGATGGACTGCGTACCGAAGTCACCCTCGATGATGTCCTTAGCGATAGCCTCAGCCGTGCTGGAGGGCTCGGAGAGTTTCACCGCGTACTTCTCGATACCCTGATCTGTAAAGCCGTCAGGAACCATTTCAGCGTACGATGTGGCGAACTGCTGAAGACGCTTCGCTCGGGTCAGTGGTGTCTTCACCAGTAGGTGACCACCATCGACCTCCGCGATCATCGCCTCTTCAATCTGCTGATACGCCTTCTTCTGCTTCGGGGACATTTCCACGATGCGAATCTGGTTGAGGATCGGCGGCAGGAACGGCAGCACGACTTTCTTCAGCATTCGTCTCATTCTCGGGTTGAGAATGTCGAAGAACTCCTGCTGTCGGGTCGGCTGGAGACCGAGGATCATGGACCCACCGAAGGCATTCTCCTGCACGATAACCGTGCGGTCGAGCCACTTCGAGCGGCTAGGCCACTCTTCCGGGCTCAGCCAGTGCATAATCGCCCACAGGTCCGAGACGTTGCCAGACTGTGGCGTGCCGGTGAGGGCAAAGCGAATGTCCGCCTTACCGGTAGCGGCCCAGAGCGCGCGAGTCTGCGCACTCTTCGGGTTCTTTGCACGGTGAATCTCGTCAGCGATAACCGCCGAAAACTCGATCTGATTCAGTTCCTTGTTGTGGACCTCGCACTTCGTGGCGGTGATCTTAGGATCGGCACCGCCGTGCTCCTGACACTTCTTCAGAGCCACGCCACCGTACGGCGCGAGGCGGGAGTGCAGGGCCAGGGCTTCCCAGTTGATGATGACCACGTGAGGACGCGGCTCGTCATCCTTAGGGTGCAGGTACGACTCGAACTGCTTGCGGCGCTGCGTGGGTGTACCATCGATGATGAGGCACCGGATTCCGGGCCACCACTTCTCGAATTCACGCTTCCAGTT